CGTACATATAGTTTTCTAAATCCGATGCAACCCACATAGTCATTGGATGTTTAGGGTGTGCGGGTCTATAACCACGACGCGACCCATCTTTTGTATATGGTGCAAATTGAGCCACGTACTCTTCTTGATGCGCAAAATGCCAAGCCATATAGAGCATTTGAGTAATTTCTAGTTGAATTTTCACAACATGTTGATCACACGACATCTGTGCTATTTCGGATGGGTTCAGTGAAAGAAAGAATATATTCATCTTTATAATCCGACGTCTCGTACAAGTATGGTTCGTATACACGAGCTTCTACTGAACCGTAATAAAACTTTCCGTTTCCAAGTTCCCAAACTTTGTGTTTTGTAGCTTCTTGTGCGTAAGTAGATGCCTCCTTAATATCCCAAAAGACGGCTCTATCAAGGATATATTCACCAACGACAACGTTTGTGATGAACATTTCTTATTTAAAAAAACAAACACATGAGCACAACTTAGGTATCATTTCATACACAAACTAAATGACTGAAACGAGACATTTTTTACAAATATCTATATCTATATTATTCACCGCCATCAGAAAGATATATTTCTTCCTGTGGTTGTTCATCATCTAAATCCTCATCAACCTCAATATCCATTTCACCATCCTCCCCAGGATCGTCATCTTCTTCAACCTCATCTTGATCATCTTCTTCAACAATCTCATCGTCTTCAATCACTTCCTCTTTCTTCTTCTTTACAAGTTTTTTTATTGGTTCTTTATTGAAAATTGCGTCAATCGCAGCTGATATATTTTTCAAAAACTTAACCTTTTTATCGCACTTCCTTTTTATCATATCCAAAAATTGGTCACTAAAACCCATAGACTTATAAGCTTGTATAATAGCTTTTTGTGGTGGGACTTTATTTTTACTATAATATTTTTCATATAGGGTTGCAAAAGATGTATCCAATTTTACACGCACAACACCACTTTTTAATATTTTTGTTTTAACATAAACATGATCCAGGTAAAGTAATTCCGGTTCTTTGTGTGGTATCTTTTTCTCAATATGTATATAATCCGGAACATCACACCCCTTAAATTCAATACCCATATCCTCACAATTCTTTTTTAATAAAATAAGGTACGAATCCTTTTGATAAATGGGTTGTTTTACTTGTTCGTGCCATTGTGCTTTTCGTGTATTGAACAACTTATGAAGTAATGTACCCTCTTGAAATCTTATGGGATCGTGGATTTTATCTGAGACATCTTTAACACGCAATGGTGGTCTCTTGTACATGGTCATCTTGATAAACTGTATCCATATTCTCTAACTTAGGTTGAAAATAATCTAATTCTGCGCGAATCATATGTTGTGATTGTGCATTTAAATGTGTATGATATGATCCCCATATTTCAATAATTTTTCTTGTTTTATCATACCACAAGTAATCCAATTCAAGAAATCTTGTAAGCCAATAAAATCGCTTACCAGTTTTTCCAATGAAGGCGAAAATATGTTCTTCATCATATTCCGAGACATCCATCTCGGAATAATGAGAGTTTGGTGGATGGTATGGTGCCATTTACTTTCTGAAATAAGTGTCCAAAACCTTATATACATTTTCCCACGAATAGTTGCTCTTGACATGAGATCTAAAATTAAAAGTTTCGTTTCGTTTTTCAAAACATTCATTCAAATATTTAGTAAAATCCCGAGAATCAAAATGTGCAATATCACCCGAATGTGATTCAAATGATGATACCGTAGTCCATAATACAGGTTCAACGATATGTGCTATCTTACCGATAGTTTCCTTCAAAGCTGGAACTCCCGATACAATTTGCGGTCTATTGAAATAGATATGCTCCATTGTAGTAAGCCCAAAACCTTCGCCACAACATGTGTTCATTCCAACATCACCTGCGTTGTATATAATATTAACACCCTCATCTGTGAGATGAAGTGGTTTGGTATTTATATATATATGATTATTCATGATATTTGTTGGGTCTATTCCACGCCGAATCGACTCAGTAACTATAAGCGAAGGTATATTGTATCCATCCTTAGATTCAGACACACAACCACAAAACAACTTAATTTTTTTATTCATATCTTGATCAATTAGAAAATCCAAAAATGCCTTTATAGTCGTACACCACTGCTTTCTATAAGAATTACGATTCATATTAATAACTAAATAGTCATCTTTATCAAATCCTAATTGAACTTTAGCATCACCGGTGGGTACGTCTACAAATCTTTCAAAGTCTATACCATGCGGAAGAACACTTACACGACTATCTTCAAAATGAAGATCGTTTACAAGGTGTTGTTTCCAACAATCTAAAAAACACCATATATGATCTACATTATGGTTTTTTAGTTTTTCATAATATGTTAAAGATTCCCAAGGATAAACAATATCCAGATATACATATTTTCGGGGTGGCATAATATCACTTGGAATCAAATCTAAAAGTGCCACAGTTACCGGTAGATCATTATATAAAAGTATGGCATCCGGTCGCTCTTTGGATATACTCTGTATAATTCCGTTATCTCCAAAACCTTTGGGTGATTCGGAATCCAATTCTATCGCATCATAAAACTTAATACGTGGATCAATGAAACGATCTTTTATCTCCTGTCCCTTATAATTTTGAAATGCATAATATACAACTTCCACCCCCGGAATTTCTGCCAAATAGTTTGTTAATTTATTTGCTACTCTTGCATACCCCGTGCCCTGGTTTGGATGCGTGCACATAAAGAATATCTTCATGCTTCTTTTCTAATATATGAGATTTAATCCTTATATGCTTTTGAGAGTATATCGATTCCCTGACTTTTTTGTCGTTCTTGGTAATGCGCTTGTTCGGTTCCTTGTAATCCATAGAACGTGTATTTTGTATATTCTTGATTTTTAGCTTTATGTTCTATTACCCATTTTACCCATTTTTGTCGTCTTAGGTACTCAACATCTTTCAAGGTGATATTTTTGTTTTTTATCTTATCTAAGAGTTTATAAAAATGTATATAATTGTCTATACTTGTATCTTTTATACATTGTATATGAACTTCTCGCGTTTCACCGCCAATCATAAAACTTATATCTTGACGACACATTGGGCATGTATGTTTATTGTACTCTTGATACCAATGACAGAGACATTGGTAACAAAAGGAATGACCACATAATAGCTTACATTCAGCCTTTTGTGTATAACACACCGGGCAATCCATGTAAAACAAAGGTGTTTATTATTTAAGTCTATAATTCATCATCTTCATCTACAAGTGAAACATCTTCACTATCAGATTCTTCGCTTTCGGAACATGTAAAATTTTCATCCTCGCTATCATCCAAAAGTATGTAACCACCGTTAATTTTCATGTATAAATCAGTTTCTTCCAGAGTATCTACATCATACCAACCACATACAGATTCTTTTGGAATAGTACACGTTACATTTTCAAATTCATATACTCCATCACTAACCATACTCAAAAAACAAACTTGTACATTACCATCATTATCGTCGTGTATAAGATCCGCAATTTGAATGGTATCATCTTCGCATTGAACGTCAACTATCATATCTCTACTATCAAATATTTAAATCTTTAATAATATTAATGGATGTTATTTTAAATCGTCAAGTTGGAATAAATGATGCGGCAATGTTTGATATTGACGATACATTGATATTTACAAATGATCAACCAAATGTACCAATTATTAAACTTCTTCATATAATGAAAAAATTAGGATATAAAATTATTATTATAACTGCTAGACCGGGATTTGGTAGTGTTGTTGATTTCACCGTAACACAGCTCGCATCATATGGAATTGTATATGACTATTTAGGTTTTACAAGTGCGAATACGAAATCTCTTATGAAACAAAAATTAGGTTACAATTTTATTCTATCGGTTGGCGACAAATCGACTGACTGGACTGATTCTCCATTATATATTAACACTTCCAATTTCTATCGCAATTGAGACATGTAACAAATGTAGTCATGGGTTCATCCGCGGATCTAGTCTGAAGTTGATAATATGAAGTCTTTCTTGACTTACATCGGACACATGTAAAAAAACCTTCCTGATTCTTAACCTCTTGTGCTAAATACGCCTTTCGAAGATCTTTAATAATTCGTTCTTCCATTGTTTGTGCATACGGTCCATCTGGCCACAGGTCTTCGGGTCTCATATCAATAACATCTTTTGTCTTTACTTTTTTGTTAATAATCCAATTTTTTAGTACGGGAGAATTCTTAAGATTGTATTGTAATTGAAGAAATTTGTGTTTATAAATGTTTGTAAACTTGTGATTTTCCCATCCCGGTACGTCAATATTCGTAAATCTGCGGATTGCATGATTTAATATACCTTTCTCGAGATTGATACATATGGTATCAGAATCTGAAATCTCGAGGAGGGTTGAAATACGATTTAGTACAAATTCGCGTAACGGCTTCTCCATGATTATACTATAATTTTATACATTTTTTAAGCGACTTAGGGGTATGGAAGACCTTCGTAAGGATTATTTCGCTTACAGTCTTCCATATTTTCAGGGGAACATGTGTCAAAAAATTGCCCAACGCGTCGCGTTGGATTTGTGTCAATGAGACCATATCTATAGTCAATCTGACGTGTACGATACTTCTCAGGTGTTTTATTAATAATCATAACTACAATGAGAATAGCAATCACAATCAAAATACCTTTTTGAGTGGTGTTCATTTTCATTTAATAAGTGTAAATATTTTTTTGTTAATTGATCTCAAGATGACAATAGCTGTCTTGATAAAAGAAATACATGGACATATACAGGAAATAGACTTGGACATAGATCCAAAGAAAAATGAAATTTTTAAAATACTTTCTGGGTCACCAACATTTATTGGTCAGTGGCCTGAAATAGAAGTAGTCATAATAAAATCACAACAAAACATCGTTGTTAATGAAAATCATCTTCCAATTCCATTTCATGAAGAAGTCACACACGGACCAATACTGCTCGTACGCATGGACGAAAACTCAGATCCAAGAGACTTCACTCTCAATGAATATTTATCATTTGTCAGTCGGCACAAATGCATCACAGCTTAACACCGCATTTGTATATTTCATAGCCAATTGAAAGTGAATATATGCCCAATCTGCCGGATTCGACATAGTCGGTGAATCTTTGAGTGGATTTCCGTTAACTATAGAAGTAATATCAATGCGACTACCATTCATTGTCTTAGCCATTGCCTGACCAACCTCTTTCAGCCACATTACGTGTTCTTCATTCTTACAATCAAAGTTGTGTACAAACTCAGCCATTTTATATTACTCTGGACTCTTTTCTATAAGTAAACGCGCACTTGGATCTGTTATATTTGTCCATTTGGGTC